TTGTTTCTTCTGACCTTGGTCCTCTTTTAATTGGATTCAGCGCAACTGATCGCTTAAAGGCTTCCGAGGCTTTTTTGATATGTTCAGGGCTTTTCGGCTTGCCTTTTAAACCTTTTGAAATGGCTTCTTTGTGTTCAGCAGTAAGTTTGATGCCTTTTTTTGCTCTGCCGCCTGCACTTATGCCTTTTAGCGCCTTAGAGATTTTTTCGCGGGTTTCAGCGCTTCTTGGTTTGCCATGCAAAGGATGGTCAGCGCCTTTTAATCCGTTTCCACCGTCACCACCATCAGTTATGTTGGCTAGCTGGTATCTTTTCCGCAAAGCAGCAATGACAAACTTTTCTGCGTTAAGTGCCTGACAATGAGTTAAGCCGGACTGGAGGATGACAGCGGTAAAGCCAACTTTTTTGACGATACGTTGCCAGTATTGATTTCGACCTTTTTTTGATGTTGCTCGGTTGTTTGAACCTTTGCCAACATAAAAGGGTTGACCGTTGTCCAGCCGATTGTGGACATAGACATATGCGTTTGCATCCATAGCAGTTCCCTGTACTCAGGTTGTAACGTCCCCCGCTGACTCGCAGGGGATACGGCTATCTTGTCTTTTATCTATTCTATCAATTAACCATTCTGTTGGTCAATGAAGTGCCACAAATCTTCATTAAAGTATGTGCCGCCGGGCTTTTCTGGGTCCCATGACGGATTAGGCGATAACAATTCAACATAGTCATCGCCCTGAATGATGTAAGTGCGATATTGTTGCGGGACAATAAATACGCCTTCAGCGTCAGTTGTTCCGACAATGACACGAACAAACATATCTTCGGGAAATTCTTGCAAAGACTGAATTTCTTCGTAGACGGTTTGACTTGGGATTGTGATTTCTCTTGGCATGATTAAGTCCAAACAGGGATGTAAAGGGTTGTTGTATCAATGGTAATAGTCATCCACACGTTTGTGCTATTACCACCCGGTTTTGTTGTGCCATTAAATGTGGCGACTCCTGAGCCTGTTACTGTTCCTTGAACAAAACGCAATACGTTTGATGTTGATCCATTTAAGCGTTGAGCAGCATATGCAGGAGTGCCACTTGCCGATGTTGCAAAAGCAGTTGCATGATTGCCATCCAACAAATCAGCATTCAGGTTTGTGACCAATGTGCTGTTAAACATGGTCATTGGGCCATTGACCTGCAAAGCCGCACCGGAACCAGAAGTAGATGAAGCCAATGCAGCTTGCGAACCAGTGGTTTGGAAATAACCACCAAAAGCACTTCCAGAACCATATCCAGCCATTGCACCCGTAAAGATGGTGGATGAATATGAAATGATGCCGCCTTGCGTGTTTAGCGATGAGTTTGCAACCAGCGAATATGTTGAACCGCTTGCAGAGTTTGTTCCATCAAATCGCGCAACACCTCGCGCATAGATGCTGTTCAAAAACATATCACCAGTATTGCGCTGGATGTAATAACCAGCCGTGCCATATGTCGCAGGTGTTCCGGCAACAGGAGGGTTAGAGCCGTTCCAGTTGTCAGAACGAATGTCTTGGAAAATGCTTGCAGCAATTGGCCCTGTCCATGCAGTAGTGCCACCAGCCACACCATCAATTGTGGTTGCGTTGCTGTTGTATCGACCTTGGATGTACCAAAGAACTTGACCAACTGCCACTGCTGGCGTTGTCAAAGACCAACCAGCCGGAGCATTGGGGCCAGCAGTAGGCGTTGTAAATGTTGGCGTAGCTAGATTTTGGTTTTGCACCAAATAAGCTGTAATCGCTGTTAAGCCGTTGTCACCCGGAGCGCCAATTGGCGACCAAACAAATGCTGTGCTTGTTGGCGACAAAGCAGATTGACCAATTTCATTGCCAACAATAAATGCAAGATAATATGTACCCGCTGGCAAACTCATGTTGTTCCAAAAATAGGCAGCGCCGTTCACTGCTGGTGCTCCAGTAGGGCTTCCAGCCGTTGCCAAAACTTTCCAATCAAATGGTCCGGGACTTGTTAAGGTTGTGTAATACAACGCGCCATAATTTACTCGCCCGGTTGTTGGCACATAAACTCGAACATCAAATGTTGGAACCGCATCTGATGGTCGGCTTGCTGTAACCACTGGAGCCGCTAAAGCCGAGAAATAGTTGGGCGATGGAATATCGCTGTTTGGCACAGGCGTGTATTGCGTGATGTCCTGATCGTCATACACCGCAGCACTGTATTCGTTCAACTCCAAACGAGCGCCAAGCGTACCGTCAGGAAGTGATGCCTCATTGACCTTCATGACACGGAACAATTTGGCGTTCCAGCCGTAGTCGGAATTCGTCACACTGACCACGTTTCCAGCATCAACCTGAATGCCGAAATACGTTGTATTGAAGCTGACAATCAAGTCTTCACGGGCTTGCTCAAGCAAACGATTCGCAAGGTAAGTTGCTTGCACAGAATCGTTCACCAAATCGTATGTGATGCTGTACTTGTTAACTGGCTCGTTCGGATAAAGCAAGCCACTTGGCGTCTCAATGTTGACAAAGTTTGCTTGGTCACGATTTTCTTTAAATGGGAAACGAGCCTCTACCTGATTGATAGAACTGGTGATGTCCGTTGCGCTTACGCGAATGTCACCAACAATGTTGTTATCAGTAAAAGCATAAGCAGCCGTTTCTGATTTGTTGACAACAATAGACCATTGGCCCAAAGCAGCGTTATATGTCATCCACGAATCGCAAGCGGACATGATGCGATCAATGTTTGACAGAACAGAATCACCAGCATCCAACACGCCATTGATTCGGTAACGAGCCTGAGTAGAAGGCGAACCACCGCTGGCAGTAAATGTGATTGTTTGGTCGCTGTAGGTGTTCAATGTTGTGCGACTTGCGCTGTCAACAAATGCAGTATCTACAGCGCCACCATAAACACTGTTTGTGATGTAGTCATACCAAACGTCACCGGGCTTTGCTACACCTGTTCCATTTAGATAATGGCTTACTTTAAATGTGATTGGCGACAATTGAGTTGTGTTGGCATCACGGTTATAAATCAACTTCACAATCGCAAAGCCAAGACCGTTCATCTGGCGTGTGCCTGTCCAACGCAATGCTGCATCAATATCAACGCCACCCATAACAGTGCTTGGAGCAGAAGCGCCGTTTAATGGAGTGATGGTTCCAGCGGCATTAGATTTGTACAGGTTGATGTACAAATTGCCATTGATTTTTGTGTCTACATTTCCGGCTTCATCAGTAAGGCTAACAACCTTTGTCAAGTCTGTGCCATCAAATGTAATTAGGCGGTCACCATAGTACATGTCTGTGGTGTCAAACGTGAACTGACCATCAGGACTAATGCAAGACACAGCCAAGACGTAATACATCGTTTTTTGGTCTGTAGTCAGCACCGCATCAACAAATGTGCCGCCCATGTACGCATCACCATAAACGACAGGAATAGCGTTTACCGCGCTTGGCGGAACTTGTTGACGCACACCCATGTCTTGCTGCTTTTCTGGGTTATCAGAAAACACTCGCGTAACAATGTAAGAAAGCGCAAAGTTAACGGCAAAAGTTGCCACAGCATAACTTAACCCAATCTCCATAACGGCATAAGCCACCAAAGTGCTAACCATTACTGTTCCTTCACAAAAGTTGCGCCAAGGGCTTTGTATCCCCTGCGTGTGTAATCAATCAAAGGCCCATTGGCAGAAATGGATGTGCAAACAAAATCCACTTCTCCAGCTTTAAGCATCTGTGTCGCTTGTTCATTAAACGCATTCCACAGTCTGCCGCCAATTGTTCCGTTCCGATGTTCTGGCTCTACCCACCAAAGCAACTCATTCAATTCCTTCAGTCGCGGACACCAAATGTTTGACGACTTGTATGCAATGATTGCGCCTCGCATACTGTTATCAATGTAAATGAATCCACGACCTTGAATGATGCCGAACAATAGTTCTTCAACATGTCGCGCATCATGATTTCCAGTATCACCAAGTTTGTTTATTGGATTTTCAAAAGCATACGCTTCAACGATTTCCAACAATCTTGGAATGTCATATCTTGTCGCTAGTCTTATCATGGCCCGTCACCGCCTCCAGCATTTGTGTTTTCTGTGATCGTTGTCTCGCTGGCTTGAGTTTGCGTTTTTGGAGGTGCACCAAAATCAAAGTAAGTGTTTGAGATTTCAGACACTCGATCCATTGATGTGTCGTTTGGATAAATGAACTGCCAACTGCTTTTGTTGGTCTTCACCCCCGACAATCTGTTTTCCAGAATGCGGCGCATAGACGAACAGGCAATTGAGCAAGTCGCAATCCGCTGACGCAACTGAGTGTTGAAGTCTTCAGTGATGGAAACGCTGTTGATGATGCCCTGATAACGTTTGAAGAATTGAGTGGTCGGAGTGGTAATGATCTGATTGTTGGAGTCAAAGAAACCACGCCAGACCTCGACCAAAGAACCCTTGATGTCATTGCTCAAAATAACCGAAATGTTGGCAGGAAGAATGCCCGTCAACTGAATCGTCATGTCATCAGAAGTCGCCTTGATGTCCCGCTGGACATCGCCAACACTAAGCAAAGCGCCAAGGTTGCTAAAGGTAATGCCACCGACCGTGATAGGTGCAGCAGCATTGCAAAACGTATAAACCGTTGCAGCATTGCCCACCGTCAACCGTACAAATTCTGCATGGTTAACTTGTGGGCCAGTTACAGCATTGATTGTTGTCATGTGATGTATTCCCGGAAAACAAAGGGCTGATCCCAATTGACAAAAGCACCGTTTGTCATTGGAGTAAGAGTATATGTCGGGCACACCTCGGCCACAACATTAAATGTGCAAGCGTTGCCAATAGACACAGTTGCACCAGATACGGGTGAACCAATCAATGGCCTGTGAATGCTCACAGAAGCTCCAGCAGAGTCCGCTGTCACCTTGTAGGTATATCCGCCTACCATGATGAAATCACCAGCCTTAAACGTCCCGTTAGAGGTCAATGCAAGCGTTTGCGTATTAGGTGTAGGTGTGCCGTTCAATGTGGCAGCAGTTGCCGTACCCAACTTCTGCGTAAACCACGACAACTGAGTGCTGTTAAACACAATCGTTTCAGGCAACTGACGATCTTTGTTGTCAATTGCTTGAATGATGGCCCTAGCTGTCGGGTAATACAAAAAGTTGTTAGGCGTGACTGTAAACACCCAAGGCACAGCCGTAAGGTATTGAGCCACAGTGATGTACCCCGACCTTGCAACTTGTTGCCCAATTGTCCTGCGGTTATTTACCGTCATGGACTCCTGATTTTCAAATACGGTTTGGAAGCTCATGCACGACCCCGGTTAACTGCCAGCGACTTACCAGCGTATTGATTAGCCGCCCAAATAGCATTAGAGCTACCCAGAAGGCGATCTTCAAACGACTTGGTGTCAATGGCATTGATGTAGTTGTTTGTCACGTTTGTGGTGTTACCCATGCTGCTAAGTGCGTGATTCGGAATGATTGTTCCCGCTGTTTTGGGCACAAAAATTTCAGGACCACGTTCGCCAACAATGCTGGCCTTGCCAACAGGTGGATCGCCACCATCCGCAAACATCCGACCACCACTTGCCACTACAAAATCTGTTTGCGTCATTGTCATGGGATTACCCATGCTGAACATACCACGCAAAAAGCTCAAAGCCGCAGCCTTCATTTGGATTGCAAGCAAATCCTGAATGACGCTACGAGCAAAGTCCTTCATGTTCAACTTGCCAGTTTTGACAAAGTTGTCAATTGCAGAAGACAGGTTACCAAATACACTGTCAAAGACTTGTTGTGTTTTCTTCATGGAATCTTGCATTTCAACAGCAAATTTTTCCATTTCCTCTTGTTTTTTAAGATTCTCCAAAACAACAGGATTTGCATTTGCTTTTTCACGCTCTCGCTGATACTTCAAGCCAATCTGCGCCAACTTTAATTCTTTTTCAGTTGCATAAATCAGTTGATATTTCAGTTGCAAATCTTCTTGGTCAAGACCCATTAAGCGTGTTTTTTCTTTTGAAGCAAACTCAAGATTTGCAACCATACCAACGTATGAGTTGTTCAAATCTTCAAGTGCTTGTTTTTCTTCGGCTTGTGCTTTATTTGTCGCACTTCTTTCTTTGCTGCGAATTTGCTTAATTTTTTCAGCGGCTTCAGCCCTGATAACAATTTCTTGTTCTGCAAAGATAGTTAAATTTTGTGTGGCAGCACGGAAATCTTCTTTTCTATTTCTCTCATTCATCTCTCGCTTGGCACTTGCTATTTTGTCTGCTGCCTCGCGTTCAATTCTTTCAATTTCATTTAACCGTGTTTTTGCTTCAGCATATGCTGCTTCAGAAATTGCTTTTTGCACTTCAATTTCTTTTGACGCAAACATTTCTTTATATTTGGCGTAATCAGAAATGCCTTTCTTTTCTTCTGGCTTAACAACAGACTGATCTCTTTGATTTATAAGGTCTGCAAACTCATCCCTTCGCTTTATCAAAGCGTCCAACTCTTTAGTTTTGCCAGCAAAGAACGGCTCATCTCCTGTGGCATTTCGCAAACCAGTTTGCAAAATTGCAATTTGTTTGTTCATTTTTTCCAGCTTGTCTTCTGGGCTTTCTCCAGAGAACAATGCCTTCTTAAATGTATCCCAATACCCACTCATTGCATTTTTTGCTTTATCCCATGCGCCTTCAGTTTCGCCAAGAATGCGTTTTTGGGCTTCCATTCGTCCAGTTAATATATCGGCAGCTAGTTTTGCCGCTTCTTGTTCTTTTCCTGCTTTCTCAAGGGCTTCAATTTGTTTGTATTGAGCAAGAGTCAAGAAATTCATCTTGTCGTTTAATTGCTTTGCACTAGCTGCCGTGCCATCCAACCCACCCATCAATTTTTCAGCAGCAGTTTTCCCGTCTACTCCAGCTATTTTTGCGTAAACCAAAACAGCATTTGTTACCGAATCCAAAGAAGTTTTTGTGAATTTGCCTGATGCAACAAGAGCATCTAATGCATCTGTTGCTTTGCCAATTGTTGTGCTGGTAGTGTTAGCAATTGCCGTAGACATTGCCACAAGTTCTTTTGCTGTGACGCCAGCATAGTTGCCCGTCAAAGTTAAAGAATCTTGGAACTTGTCAAATTCTTTATCTGCTTCATAAATTGCAAATGCTACAGCACCAATGGCCGCTGCAAAGCCACCAGCAAGTACGCGAGTAACTGTAAACAATGAGCCAATGGCCTTCAGTGCGTTGCCTACACCACCCATCGCATCCTTCAATTGACCACCTTGTTGGATGATGGCAATGAATGGACTTTGACCAGAAGCAATCTGCGTGAACAAGTCAGTTGTCTGATATGTCAATTGCATCTTTTGTTGCTCGTTCATCTTGAACTGAGCACCCATTGCATTTCTTGCAGCATTAGCTACTTTGTCATATGCAGCAGCTTGGTCAAGAAGTTCTTTTGCCTTGGCAGAACCTTTGATGTCTTTAAGCCGACCAGATTCAAGTTGACGTTCAATTTGCGTGACTTTGCTAACAGCTTTGCCGTAATCTTCTGTTGCATATTTCAGCGCCTGAATTTCTTTGTCAGCCGCCTTCATTTCACGCGCAATGGCGTTCTTCATTTTTTGCGTTTCGTAAGCAACCTTTTGTGCTTCCGTAGCAAAATTACCCATCTGGAGATCAAGCGCAATCCCCAATGTTGCTGCATTCTGATGATTAGCCATTACTTCCTCTTTCTAGCGAGTTTTTGCGCGTATTCTGGAATTATCCTACCAAGACTGTCTTTCAGATCACCGATGACAGTTGTAGCCCCATATTGCAATGCTGGCCGCAAAAATGGTCGTGCAGGTATTTTAGATGTGCCGTATTCTTGAGCCAAAGAAACAGCACTGCGTTTCACAGAAACAATTGCCAAAACCACTGAGTTATCCCCGATGCTAGG